AGGTTCTGCCACCTACTATGTTAACTGGTTCTCGTCGGTCGCTCCGCGTTTTACGCATACGATTTACATCCTATTACCAAGGGGTGGTCCAACCACGGCCCCAGTTGACCTGTCCGTAATTTATTGCATAATGCCGCGTCATCGTAGATACTTTATGAATTGATAAGTCTAAAGGTGCAGATCTCTTTGAAATCATTTGTTTATACATTAACAATTGAGTAGCGCATCCTTCTGGTACTATAAAGTTATATTTCGTGCAAAGACGTTCAGCTAATCGGTACTGAAGATAGTTTATGTAGAATTGGTCCAAAGATTGAGCCATGAATGTTTGATTAAGTGGACCATTAGTCGTGCTAAAGCCTGTGAAGGTTAAATTGTTTACAAATCCTTGATTGCCACTTGTTGAAACATTAATATTTCCATTTGAACGATTACTTAGAATAAAACGACCACCGGTAATAGCAGCGCTCACATAAGGAATCGGCGGCATAGTATTAATAAAATTTACTAATGCTTGAGGTGTTGCATAAGTTCCAGCTAAATCGATACCATTAATAACAAGTTCACGTGGATTTAAAGTTCCTGTTCCCATAACGGAAGGAACACCTAAATCAGCAAATGCTAATGGAGACATTAAATCTTGATAGAGACTAACAGATCTTAATGCAAACCATCCTGTAATTTGAGCTGGGAAACATCTTTCTGGTCTAAAATAAAGGAATATATTCATCCCACCTGGGACGCGCTCACAATTATAATTAAAAGGTAATGATGTTACATTCTCAGCTCGTCCACTTCCAAAGAATCTATCTTTTTGAGTAAGATACATTTGATATCGAACAGTATCAATAAAGAATGTAATGGTTTCGCAATGCGTCAAACCGGGGATAAAATATCGTTCTTGTGATGCGACTAATGGAAAATCATAGCGCGTTGTATAGTACGGTATCATATCATCTTCAATTACCGTATCTGTCAATATCTCATTTAGCGCGTCGAATGCGGTCTGCTCTTGGTCACCCGCCACTGTCTGAAATTGTCGCGATACTATGCCAGAGGTATAGAAACTTTCAGCTATTAACTTCGTTACGCTGTATGACATGATTCATCCTGAATATTACCCCAGGATATGTTTCCTGGGGTAATCGCCTAAAAGACCTAACCTACTATTACAATGAATCAACATACCCAGTTACAGTCAATGTCAAAGCCGCAGCAGCATTTGAAACTTCATAATCGAAGCTTGTAACGCCAGCCGTGGTTGTGACAGGGATTGTTAATGTTTGAGTCGTAACAGTGCTTGCAGGGGATACCATTGACATGGTAGCTGTTTGACCTGTAGCTCTAAATGTTGCAGTACGTGCACCACCTGCATCAGAGGTAAGAGCCGCTGATACAATCGCAAAACTTGCACTTGGAGGAACTTCAGCAGATACATTCACTAAGGTGAATGCAGTTGCATCTCCAGCTGTTAGAACAACAACACCTGGTGTAAATTCAATTACAGAAGATGGTCCAAATCCAAATGGTATGAAGGTTAGAATTGCACCTGCGCCACTTGTTAGTACGGAACCAATTCTACGATACATATCAAACGGAGCTGGTAAAGCTGGAGCTGTGAAACTTAATGACAGCAAACCTGCGCCTGGTCTGAAATAACCGCCTGTTGAAGCAACAACGGTAACAGGTGGTTGAACATTAGGAATGGGTTGTGGAACTGCAGCAAGTAATGTCCAATCATTTTCATTGGAATCACCAATAACATATACCGCATATGAAGTACTATCAGCTAAAACGCCTTCATCTAAACCGTTAGCGCCATTAAAAGCTGCGTTAATAGTTACTAGATTTGGAAGAACGATGTCATTAGTATTAGTATGATCTCTTGCTTGACCAGGACCAATACTAATTGATGTACCTGATACGAATGAAGTTAAAAGGCCATTCAAATACAAATTGCCCTTATTGAAGCGTGGAATGCTTGGAATTAAAGTAGGCATGATTGCGTCTCCTATGATTAGTTAATTAAGGGGTGTTGCCACCCCCATAAGATTAGAGAGGGAAAATTAATGCCATGCCGTATTCAGGTACTAGCGTACTACCCCAAATTGCGTCATGAATCATACCCATTTGGTTTTGCCCGAAGACCGAACCATAAGTAAGACGCATAGCAGCACCAGTTACATCATCAATAGCATTAGCCGTTGGGAACGGAATTTGTTCTGGCAAACGAGGCATTGCTAAGAATAATGGGTCACCTGCAATGATTAATCCCGAACGATGCGAAGGTAATACCGAAACTGTCATGCCCACTTGAACTTGTGAACTTAAGTTTTGGTTATTAGTAGCTGCAGCTTGTAAAGGAGGATTAATGAATACAGTTACTTGGCTACCGCCGGTTGAAGCTGCAGCAGATATGGCTTGGAACTGTACAGGGTTAGAAGATATTTCATGCCCGATAAAGGTTCTATAACGAAGATTTGGAACACCTGCTACCCCGTCATTGAACTGGAACTTATCGTATTGAGCCACAGATAATGGGTCAGCAGCTGCATGCGTACCACTAAAAGTAATACTATCAATGGAGCCTTGAGGGCCATTTTGTGTGAATGATACAACAGTCAATACAGATGCATTTTGACCTTCTGTACCTGCAGTATGAACTGGTAATAAATTGGATTCGTACCATCTAGAATTTTTAAAGTTACCTAATTCCCAGGAATTAGCAAGCTTGTTATTTCTATCTTGTGCAAATTGATTTAAACCAGAACCTACGATATTAGGGGTTACTGTATCTGAGATGTAACACTTAGCTTCGCCCTTCGCTGCACCGTAGTTACGATACAAAGCTAAAGCATTAGCTAATTGAGTAAAGCTGTTAATTGGATTAACACCATCACCAAAGAAACGGTAAGTATTGGTTAAGCAGTTGCGAGCAACACTATGTTCAATCTTGGCACCAATTTCTTCAACGCCAGATTTACCGAATTTCTTCATGTAATCTTCAACGTTAAAAATGAATTGTTGTGCTGTGAATTCAACAGAAGCTGAGATTGCTTCGTTAACAACCAAGTTCTGTACGCGTTGATCAGCAGGCTGGAACTGAGCTACCAATGAACGGACAGTGGTCATACGGGGTGGTAAATCGAAAGAAACTGTATCACCTAAGTTACCAGTCATTTTTTCGAAGTCTTTAAATCTCTTGTTTGATGTTGAGATAAAAGGACAAATGTTTTGAAGGTAAGCAAGTTCCGACATTTGGTAGGTAATAACTTGCTGTAAAATATTATTTGGAATCGCCATGAGTTAAATCCTCGCATATGAGTTTCATACCCAGCGAAGAGTCACGGCAATTCTAGGTGTTTAGCCTTTCAACCAAGGTTGATCTTTAAGGTCTTGCAAACCCATTTTACCGTTATCTACGCCGACTGTTGAAGATTTAAGTCTAGATAAAGGAGCGGGCGCACTAACGTTATTTTGTTTAGCAGCAATATTAGCTTCAATTGATTTCGATAATTTCTCTAGTTGTTTCTGCGCCATTCCTGGTGAGCGTTCAGCTAAAGAATTTATCTCTAACAATTTAGAAGGATTGTTGGCCAACTCGTACATTATTTCAGCCGTGTTGGGCATTCCTTCAGCAAGTAATGCAGCATTGGGAAATTCATGAGCCTTAAAGTCACCCATTACTTCGTTATAGTCATCGAATATTTCTGAGCCCTTTGACATTTTTAAATGAAAAGAATCAGCTCTTGACTTTAACTCACGTTCATGTGTTTCTTTCTCTAAAGCATCACGATGGGTTTGCAAATCATTCATGAACTTGTCATAGACACGTTGTTCTATGCCGTCTATATCTACGGCCGGAGCTCCACCTTGCGTCATAGATTGACCTTGGGTTTCTGCCCGAACTCTTTCAAGCTCTTCACGATGTTTTGATTCCATCTCACGCCGTACGCGGTCTGCGACACCGGCCTTTTCCCTTTTAACAACTTCATTCACCTGGCTTTGCGTCAATGATTTCTCACTTGGCTGCCCTGGTGCTGTAGCTAATGCAACTTCTTCATCTTCCATAAATCCACGATCTCCCCGTGACGGTATTCCCTCATACGCTGAGTGGCGGCCAATTTCCCCTAATGGCGAGGTTAAACCTAGCTAAATAAATAGCTAGTAATTTAAGCTTAGTAGGGGTTGGTAAATTTGCAAATTATGTTATTATTTAAAACATTTTCAAAAAGAGTAGTAGAAATGAATAAAATAGAAAAGATATATATTAGTGAAAAAGAGGCTGCGCATAGATATTGTTTATCGGTCCACTGGTTTAGAAGAAAAAGGTGGTTTGGCAACGGTCCAGAATACAGTAAGGTTCAAGGCGGAAAGATTCTTTATAATATAGAAGCAACCGACAAATGGTTTGAAAGCTTTAAAACTAAAAGCACTTCAATTAGTCCACAGATTGCGCACCAATTATAAATCCTGTTATTATTCGGTCCAAGCAGTCTGTTTGAGACAAACTTTCTGGATTTGCGGTTCTTGTTAATCTAATTGAATCGTCTCATTCGGATTGCCCATGCAGCTCGTTAGTCGAGAACTTTGTGCGAAATTTTAGCTTCGGGCTGCATCTAACTTATTTAATCCCTTTCTTCTTACCAATACCCATGAATTTGCAAATTCTACTGATTCGGCATCAATATTTGACTTGGCATCATGAGCAGTATCTCTTATCAAATCAGCTAATTGCATAGCTTCTTCCGGTGTTAATATAAAATCATTTAGCTTAAAATCTTCAGCAATTTCAATTTTAACCTGTCCTAATAATGTATTTTGCATTTGTATCCAATAATCGGGTTCATCTTTAATATATATAGAACGTCTTGTGGTAATAAAGCTTCTATCAACCATTATTTAGTCCCCTTTTTCTTACCTTTGCTCAATATTCGATTAGCCTTAGCATCAATCTTCTTCTTTAGGCCACCAGATAGTTTGCCTTTCTTGGCTTCTTCAGAAGCTCTAGCTTTTGCGTTAGCTGCGTGACTTTTGTCAGGCATAGGATATTTGCGAGCCTTAGGCTCACCAAATTCTGATGCTGGGATTTTGCTGCGTGTCTTTGCGGTTAATTTAGCCATTTGTTGGGTCTCCATGAGTTGATTGCGGATAAAATTTAATGAATCTTGCAAATGTATAATACTTTTATTCAATTCATTCAACTGAGATTGATGATCATTCTTGAAATCAACTATCATTTGATATCTACTTGTTTCCCTTGTCCTAATATTTTCCAAATCATGCTTAATATCCTTAGATTTATGGAAAAGTTGTTCTATTTTATATCCTTTGTGGACTAGATTTTCATTTAGTTCCTTAATTACACTATCATTTTTCTCGAATAAACAATTAAATTTCGTAAATTCACCTAGAAACTCATTCTTTACAGAAAAATAATCTAGGAATCCTAATAATACTTTAGCAAGTCCAGATTGAGGTTCATTAGGATTATCAGCATAAGCCTTGATTAAAAGTTTCCCCTGTTTAAATTCATTGTCAGTCATTATTTCCCCTCCTTTAGTTTGTGAAGCTTCAATTCTAATTCAATTTCTTCCATCATGCCAAGTTCCTTGGCTAATGCATAATATGGCGGCAAAGGTCTAATACGTGGATTCAAGAGGAAAGCCCCTCGAACTACAGCTTTCTTCATATCATCAGTATAGCCTTGAATGTCTTTGGCTAAACGAAGGCGCATTTCATCAAGTTCCTTCGTTGTGTAAATCATTACCAAAACTTAATTACAAAATGTAAAATAATATAAATACTTATCGCCCAAATACTAAGAACAACCGCCATAACCGTACCTTTCAATACATCTTCAAGTTTGGTTGTCATTTTCAACTTGCTCCTTTATGTTATTACGTAAAAATTCTAATTTACTAATGACTATTTCCAACGTTCCTTCTTCTTTCATTTTATAAGTGCCGAACAATTTCCCATCATAATAAATAAGCATTTGAGGTATTTGTAGAACTGCATGAAAAATAAAGCGATAGGTTAGAAGTGTGCGGTCAAACTTCATTCAGCTCCCCTTCTATTCTCGTGCAACTGTTTAGTGAAGCTAATAGCTGTCTCAACCGCAGATCGACTATTCTCCGCATCAACCTTCTCTTGGTCAATGGCGAGTTTAACATTACCTTGTTCCAATTTACCCATAACTTCCATGAACTTAATATCCAATGCTTGTTTCTCATTGGCCACTTTAGCAGATTGAATAGCTAAATCGCCTTCAGTCTTATTGGCTAACTGTTCGACCTTAGCCATTTCAATTTCCTTCAATGTTTCCATCTGCATCTGTTCAGGTGAAGGTTGTTGCGCAGCTTGCTCCTGCTTCTCTTGCTGTTGCTTCATGAATATCATAGCTTGCGCTTTAAGATGCTCAATACCCCTAATATCCATGTTATCGAGGATAGTTTCAAGACCCATCGATTGAATAAATTCAGCAAATGCCGGTGATGCCTGAGTCATACGGATAATTTGCTCGATGGCAACTTGTTTCTGAATACCCGAACTAACACTGGCTTCAACCTTAATCTGGAAACTGTTAGGATTGTATTTCAAATCAATACTATTGGGATCATCTGGGTGATTAATAACTTGGTAGGAGCGCTTGCCATCTTTTCCCTTGATTGGAAGACTCCTAGGGGTAACGTAGTATTTCGGAATCAAGTCTACTACGATTTGAGCAATTCTATTGATACCCTTTATATATCCCTTGAGGTACGGAATAGCGGCTGCATTAGATTGGAGGGCACCTTGCTGGATTGCAACCCCGGAGATCTGTTTGTCGTTAGTGCTCAAAATAGAATCGTATGTTCCTAGAATGCTTTGAATCATTCGATTGGTACCATTGAATGTATTCTCGACGATAGGTGGCGTTGGAGTTCTTTGAATCTCACGAGGCGGTGGTAAAGGCTGTTCTGGATTGTCTTTGTAGAATGCATTGTAAACTAGAGTTGAGGCTTGCTGAACATTCTTGTAAGCATCTTCATAGCCTTCTGGTATACCCTCTAACGGCACCATAATCTTATGCATTACCATATTTTCTATTTCAGCGGCTACAGTTTGACCGGCAAAGTTAATCAGTTGTTGAGCGCCTTTGGCATGCATTACGAATGGGCGACATACTTGCATTGATGCGTTTCCAACAGATTCCTTTATAATCACGCTATTACCATCAATAAATACAAGTGGTAAATATTTGAAGTTTGTCTTCTGATGCGACAATATCTTGTTTTCACAGACTAAATAACGTTCAATAGTTTCGATTACACTCTCTCTTTCCTGTATAATAATCGGCGCTTGTTCAATGAATCCCTGGTCACTCCATAGCTTCATAAAGTCTTCATAATGTTTCTTAACAAGAACATGTCCATTTGAAAGCTTAACAATCTTCTCTTTCTTACGAACTTTACAATAATAATCGGCTATTAATATGACTTCTTGTTGTTGAGATAAATAACTCCAATTAAAATCGCCCACGCTACTGCTACGTGTAAATTGCATTTCATCTGCCATTCCCTTCCCGAACTCGGCCTCGAATTCATCTTTTGTTTTAGGGATGCACATGAAGCAATAGCCACCGTCTCCTTTATGGGATTCACGAGCCATAGGGTCAAAGCCAGTTAATGTCGGGTCAAAAGCTCGTTCAATTCTAATATTCTGCTCGAATGACATCTCATTAATATAATCGGTGAAGACACCGGCGACTGACCATCCACCGCCCAGTAAATCTGAATATACATTGTATTCAAAGCCATCATTCGCAGCATCGAAAAATAGTTCTTTAAGATGGGCAATGACAGCATCTAATTGGGCTAGAAATTCTGGTGTTAGTTCTTCAACTCTAACGCCATCTGCGGCGCGACCAATAATATCTGGCTCTTGCTTTGCAAACTCGCCCCGAAGGCGGGATAAGACAGCTTCTAGGACGTTGAACTCAAGAGGTGGTTTGTTTAATATGTCTAGCGTATCAAGGTCAGCACTTGATAAAGAGGTCTCAAATACAAACTTCATAAACATTTCATAGCGTTCAACATTGCGTCTGAAATAGGTATAGGATGCTTGAATGTTATCTTTTATTTCTTGTAATTTATCAACAGGTTTCTTTTTGGATGCCATTTCGTCACTTCCTTGCGCGTTTCATCGCTGAGAGTTTCAGGTTAAAATCATTAGCCAACGATTTAACTATAGGAGCTGATGATTTGCGTGGCAAATAGGCCGAGGCTGGAAGTGCAAAGGTTAGACATAGTGCGTCGGATTCATCAGGTGAACGCACTCCGCGGGCTCGCATCTCCTCTTTCTTTTCCATAATTAGCTGAGAATTAGAGCTATGTTTGTATTTAATGCCGCATAGGTCAGCATGAAGTGAATCGACATCGGGTATTTGGCAAGGAAGATTCATTAGCCATTCTTTAGTCTCTCCCCACATCTCGGCACGTTTGTTGGAATAGTACTTTTCATTGTAAGCACTCTCACCCGCATTAATGCCAACGACCAATGAGCCGATACGGTCGTTATGTGTGCCATATCCGAGCTCATAGAGCCTATCAATCAGACCTGCTCCTAACCCACCAATATCAATCAGAACTTTATCTGGGTTGTGTTCACGAATTAACATCACTACAATACCCACAACCTCCATTACATCTTTTTTGGTGTAACTTTGAAGACCATAGGCAACGCGGCCTTGTCGGAAGATAATGGAGGTTCTATCGTCGCCGAATCGGGCCGGATCGACTCCCAATATTTTGGGACCATATGGTTCGGCGACGGCCTTTCGAGCTCGCATAACAATAGCTGAATCAATGAATGTGTTTTCGCCCGTTAATTGGAATGCTTCATTGGCATTGCATGGATATTCTTGGCAGAATGATTTCTCACCATCTTGGCCATTGACTGATAGGTCTACAATCTTATAACGACGCCAAGCGAGCTGACCCAATGTTAAGTTATATGTATCTTGTAAAGTGACTTCTATTTCTGTTAGAGCGAATTCTTCAGGAACATTACGTGTATATTCTTCTTGCCAGAACCAGGGAACGAAGATAGCAATGAAGTCGGATATTCCAGCTTCAGCTTTCTGCCACATCTGGTGAAAGTAATTGCCTACTCCGTTTGCGGTTGATTCAAGTATAATCTCCGTACCGTGTGCGTCAGGTACCGCTTGCATAATTCCTTTAGCATGCTCTGACGCGTTAGTCCAAAAAGCCACTTCCGAGCCGTGAAAGAGTTGAATGGTGGAAGAGCGGCCGACTGCTTTGTTTTCGGCGGTTCCAATCTTATATCCAGAATCAAGGGTTCCAAACATAAGTGCTTTAGAATTGTTCGTACTGACAGCTGGCCTGACGGTATCCGGGGTGTTTTCATAAAACCTCTGCGCCATCTCATATAGGTTGTTGGTAGCGTCACCCAAATGGGTTAGTATGAAGCATTGTATACCGAAGTGATGGGTAACTCTATGATAGAAGCGTCCACCTACGTATGTTGAGCATCCTTGTTGACGTCCTTTTAAAATTAATGCTCTTACTCGGCCAATCGAGCCTTTTTGCTCTTCAAGCTTGGTGTGTATATATGATTGGGCTCGGTTTAATTGAAATTGTTCGACTTGTCCAGCTTTTGTTCTAATCTTTAGGCATTTAGTAGCATAATGTTTGAAGTTGGTACGAAGTAGGTCTCTGATGCGCTTTTCGTCATCATTCATTTGTGATGCCGTATTTATCTTCAAGCTTAACTAACGCAACTGTTCGCATACATATTTCTAATTGCTTTAAATCTTCTTCGCTTTTAATAATCTTCTCGCTTATTATCTTGTTCAATACAATGGCACGCATTACAACTTCAGCTGAGAAAAGATGTTTTACATATATTATTTTCTGAACTTCGGTTCTATCTTTATCTAATTCGTCTAATTTTTCCACTATTTCTGCTCTCATTTGTCCAGCTCCTTAAGCGCGTCTTCATGCGTAATGTTAATGACATCTGCTTCCTTACCAAAATTACGGTCAAAGACTTCTTGAATAGCTTTAATGTTACCCTTCTGTGCTTGCGATAATAGCGACAAAATAATGCCGTCTAATACCGATTTGTCTTGAATTGAACCGTCGGGCATTTTCATTTTGATATCAAGCTCTAGGTATTTTCTCATTCTGTCTTTAAGCGATAGAGCACCCAGTGGTCGGCCCGCACCTGGTGGGCAAAAGCCTTTCTTCCATTTGGTAGGCTCTAATGCCGCCTTGCTATTTGGGTTAGTTCCCTTACCCTTAGTTTTCACCGTTCTATCTCCCTTTATTGATTAGTTAACTTAGCTTTTTCACCTGTCAGTTTTTCCCAGCGAGCGATTATCACATCGCAATAATGAGGTGATAGCTCCATCATGAAACATTTACGCTTTGATTTCTCACAGGCCATGAGTGTTGAACCAGAGCCGCCAAATAAATCCAAAATGGTTTTAGCGTCTTTGCCGTATTCTTTTAGGCACCATAGGGCTAGCTCTATGGGTTTTTGGGTGGGATGGACTCGCTTTTGGTCGTGCTCTGAAGCTTTTATCATCCCATTCCACATATGTTTAAATATTCGCGTGGCCCTATCTTGATTAGTCCAGGCTAATTCGCAATCAGCGAAATCACCAGTATTCTCTTTATCCCAAACTATCCACCCTTGTGAATTCGGTAATGCGCTTGCATAATAGTTACCACCCCAGAAAACTAAAATCGATATATTTAAAGTTGAACAAAGATTATAAGAATCGACTGCAGTTTGAGTGCTATCATCACCTATTATTTTCGCATAAGTATTACATTTAGCTATTTTACCGCCGCCAATTTTATTATTTTTAACAATATTAACCCCATATGGAGGATCGGTATAAACCATATCAACGATATTTCCGTCAATAAGCCTTTCAACATCAGTAATCGCAACAGAATCCCCACACATCAATCTATGTTCGCCTAACAGCCATATATCACCTAGCTTTGTAGTTGGCTCATCTGGGATCTCGGGGATCTCATTATCTGATTCTTCAACTTCAATCTCCATATCCTCTTCTACTAATTGCAACCAATCCGTAGGCATTCCCCATTCAATCAATTGTGATGGGTCAAATAGATTAGCAAGCATGTCAAAATCGAATGCACCATATGGCAAGTTGTCTCTTATATTTATGCGGTCAAAATCATCGCCTTCCAATAATCTATCAGGAACTAAAACATCTATTTCATCGTTTTCTTTATAGCCGGATTTTAATAATGCTTTCTTACGCGCATGGCCACCAATGATTGTTCCATCTTGGTTTATCAATAGACGTTGATGATAGCCATCGCTCATTAGGCTATCTACCAATTTACCAAACTCTTCTTTGCCCATCTTGCGTGGGTTATTATCATAGTCCTTTAGGTCTTTAAGCTTTCTTTTTTCGCTTATCCATTTTAGTGTCATGTTTAGTAACTTCCTTTGTAATGCTTGCCACTAAATCTTCAGTATTTGTAGTTCTTACCGTTTCTGTGAATACTTCGCCTTCTGGTCTATATGTCACAACTGATTTAGGCTCATCAATCTCAATATGCCCTTTACCTTTACAAGCATCACACTCGCCCATAATATTTCCAAGTTTTCTAATTTCTTTATAGCCATGACAGGCTAGGCAGCGTTTTTTCATGTGTATATTCCTCTGTGTATCTACATCTAAACCTAGGTCTAGTTTTAAAATAAATCAAATTAAATCGATCTACGTGTTGACAATTGATACACGTATTGATATTATGGTTTACAACTTAATAGGAGATGAACATGAGAAATACCAAGCTATATGATGCCCAATTGCACGTTAAGGTTTCCAAGGATATGCAACATAAATTGGAATTGATTGCCACGAAGAGAAATATCACTTCTAGCCAAATAGTTCGTACACTTATTTATGATATAATCAACGACGAATTCCAAGAATATGCACGGGGAGATTAATATATGAGTCATTCAGATATATTGAATTTATATAAAGACTATCAAACTAAAGGTTTCACAGAACAACAGGCAATGGCTTTAATTCAGAGTTTGGATATAAATACTTTAGATTTCGTCACTAAATCAGAATTGCATTATGAAATGGGTGAATTTAAAGCAGAAATGAGAACAGACTTCCAATTATTAAGACAAGAATTTAAGGGTCTACGTTGGTTAGTAATAGGAGGAGGAAGTGCAATATGGGTCACAATAATGGTTCCAAAAATAATATCTTGGTTCTCATAAATGACCTCGATGGATTTATTAATATTAAAGATAATAGAATATTTTTGTTATATCGGAATGATAGTGAGCATATATATAATCATTAAAGACTAAGTTAGCTTCTATTCCAAATAATTGCTTTTCATTAGCCTACTACCTATACGTTAAATATGTTTAAAAACGTAGAGGGTCCCATTATGAAACGCATATTACTTTTAACTTTATTTGCATTATTGAGTACTTCTTTAAGAGCTGAAGATGTTGTTGAACCATTTCATCCATATGCGGGTGTTAATATCACATCTCGCCATATGTCGTATAAGGAAGGTTTTGGCGATAATCTATTCGCTTCCCAAACTGCCCAACATCATGCTTTTGTCGGTTTAAGAATGAATCAAAATTTTGGTGTTGAAATCGGTTACAATACTACTCCCACTAGAGTTCGCATTACCCATCTGAGTGCTGGCGATGCAGGTTTAGGTATTCCAGTTCAGAATGCCCCTGAAAAGCATATGGCCAAACATAAGATTTCTAGTTGGCATCTAGGTCCAATGTGGTTTATGCCAATTACTGAGTATTTAGAATGGGTTGGCATGACTGGTGTTTCATTTACAAAGGTCAAGCATGACCATGTCATCTTGGCTGATAATTTGGGGCCTTTAGACTTCGCCTCAAGTACTCGTCGATTCAGAAAGAATCAAGCCGTGCTAAAACTCTCTGGTGGTCTACAATTACTTACCGATAATGGTGGAATTAGGGCAATGGCTCACTATGAGAACACTCGTTCTATTGGCACTCTGCGGCCTTCTGATAATGCGATTAGCAATAAAAGACTTACCTTTCGAGACACAATCTCGTTTGGGCTTGGCGCATTTGCTACATATTAGTCTCGTTGACGAGAATGCCGACGGGCGTGCTCAGCACGCTCGTAAGCTTGCAGTAAATGCGGAGCGGCAACAATAGCTTTGGGTGATAGTGCTTTAGGTTTAGGAGCTTTAGGGGATGGTGTCTGAGGTCTGGATATTAGCATTGGTGATAATGGGATTTGTGGCAGGATTACTTGCTGCCTGGATTTCAGGATCCTAATTTCTTCTTCTAAAGCTTCCTTTTCTCTTTCTAAAGTACCAATCTTTTCCCTTTCTCTAAGAATTATTCCAGCTTGATTACGAGTCACAGCTTCCAATACATCTGTTCTTGACCTAAGCATAGTGCAGCTCTGTCTTCTTGACTCTAAACTTTGTTGAAGAACTTTATTTTCTTCTTTAAGAGTTTCAATAATAGGAATTAGTTCACCCTTAATCCTTGTTGTTATCTCTTCCGACATATGTTTGATTTGAGATTGGGTGAGCCATTCGTCATCATCTGGTAATAGTTCTGATACTGTTAGTGAGGGAGTTGACATGATATGCTCTCCTATATGGGCTTATTATGATTATAGCTTAATTAATGATTAGATTTTTCACCCTGAACCTCTTTTAATACCTTCTCTACTGCTTGCAAATAAATTCTATCCAACAAAAACGAAAACTGTTCATCATCTAAATCTGAGATTCGTTTCATTTTATACATAAAATCTTCTGGTTCAGCTTCTTGAAGTTCCGCAAACGTTAATTCATTTTCAGTGTGCTGCATCTTTTTTATTACCTTTTGTCATTTTGTTCAATTCTATAATAAATGCGTTTTTCAAATCTTCTTTACTCTCCGGAGATAAAGGGTCAAATAAGCTACTCATTAGAGTACAAAGGGCATTAAAAACAAGTAAGCTATTTTTTCCAAGAAAAAGTTCGGACACTTTTTTGGCTAGTTCATAAGCTTCCTCAGCTAATCTTTTTTTTTGTTCGAGGATCAATTCAAAATTATTCTGCATTCATTGTCCTCCAACTTCTTAACGCTCTCTTGAAATATCTTATGTTGCGCTTTAAAATATTCTTCCACAAAAGCTTTAGCTGTACCTTTATTTTTTGCCTGCTTATAAAAACTAACTAGAGCCTCGTTTAAGGTATATCCTAATAGTTGAGATACATCATCTGTTGTTAACCCTTGCAAAGCCAAGATTAATTTATTTATTACAATCTGGTGTTTTTCTTTATCCATCTTTATGTCTTCTCCTAATATCTTTTAATATATCTTCAAATGAAGTAATATAAATTTCATCTTCATTAACTATAAATAGTTCAATTAAGTTACAAATAAATGCAAACGTCAAAACATTAGTTTCACCAAGCAACAATTTATTCCAAACCTCATTAGCCATTTGCTCGGCTTGTGTTTCACATTCAATCAATTGTTTTATGGATAAATCTGATATTTTCATTCTTCAACCTCAAAGAACTCTTTAGCTAATGGCGTCATCTCTGTTTCATGAAGTATCTTGTTGGTATCTAATTCTTCAGCTTTCTTACGCTTAGATATCTTCATCTTTAGCAATTTGCATACTCCTTCCCATTTAGATTCTGGCATCATTTCTAGGCAATCTATCTTAAGATAATGAAGCAAGTCATCTTCCTGTGAATCAATCTTTGTATCTTCAATTAACGCCTTGAGAATACTTAATTCATCATCGGATATCAATAAGTCTTCAGAGATTATTTTACCCTCAAAAGTGTTGCCCGTTGTCTTACTGTAATCTTTACGCCTAACTTTATCTTTGGGCATATCTTCAGCTTCTTCGCATGTAATGATACCCCGCAATAAATCTGGATATGCATCTCTCAAGCAAAAGCCTCTAGCTCTCATTTGAAGCATTCGACGCGGATATTGTGCCCATGGTCCCTGTTTGCCCCAAAGACCTGCAAGCTTTGCATCGGCTTCAGAGAATGATTGCTCAAATTCTGGTTCAAACTTACGCTTAACTCTGCATATGTAAGTCTTAGAGTCTTTTAGATATTCTTCCTTAATGTATTCAAAGTCAGGAGATTGACGAGCTACCGCTAACATTGCATCGCCCCAAAGAGATGGCCTGCCATTTATGACTGCAATATTTTGAAGAGCTTGTAATGGCTTAAGCCCAAGCTCTTGACCCATCTGCATGGCTACAACGACATCCCCTGGCTTGCCAACCATTCCCTTTGGGCAGAATGACGACTTAGCGATGAATTCAGCGCATCGTATGGCAGAGTCAAGTGTATCTACCTGCATGAATCCAGGATTGCTGGGCATGATGCGACGGTCTGGTCTGATTTCTGTTTCTTCAGCGCTCATTAAGTTGACTCCTCTTCTTTACTAAATGCCCAAGCTGGCAGACTAATCTTCTGTACGTCTTCAGTATATCCAGGCCATTCATTATTCTTTATACATTCGGCATAAAGGATGGCTGAATCTAGATATTCTTCGCGACCTTGTGATAAAGACATTTCATCTAGTTCAAAGCAAGCTGTCAAATATGGAGCCTTATCTTCAACCACAAAGAATGCGAACTTACGTTGCTTGCCATCTACAGTTTGAAGACCATCTACTTGCATAGCTGCTTGTCTGTGATATCCAAAGTTATAAATTGATTTACTGAAATTGGAAATAGAGCTTGTTGTTTTTATTTCCATGACTATTTGGTCATTGAACACATCAGGACGTGCACGCAATGGAGTTTCAAATATACCGCCATTCCAGAATATTGATTGTTCAACTTTAGCTTCTTTTCTAAACTTACTCCAAATGGAATGTGCCTTAATAGATTCAGACATAAGCTTAATATCTTTCCATTTATCTGCACGTAATATTTCACGACCATTTGCTTCGGCTTCAGCTTTTGCATAAATCTCTTTGCCAATCTTAGTCGTAAGATTCACCTCTTCTTCCATACAATAGAATGTACTTTCAAACTTTTCTGGTTCTAATACGAGCATATGCACAGCTCTACCCATCTTATATTTCTCAGCTTCTTTTTTGGCTTCTTTTGGGTCGATCTCACGCTCTTCTATATATTCGTAATGATAACGCTTTGGACAATCACGTAATAGTGTAATACCACTAGAACTAATACCTGCAGATGCGTGATATTCATTGATGTCGATATCGCTGTATATGCCCGGTTGTCTCATTTTATGGCCCTCTTGTAATGTTGGTGAACTTATGTAACTATAGAAGCCTTACTGTACGACAACGTCCGACACATGTCAAGAGGTTTTTTAATGAAAGATGAAAGATTAGATATAAGAATATCCAAAAAGGTTCATGATGATTTAAAAAAGTCAGCTAAATCAAAAGGTATGGTTACCAGTGCACTTGCACGCTTTTGGATTGAAGAGAAACTTAAGCGAGAAAAGGATTAGCAGGAAGCTTCGCCTTCATTTCCTTTTAATTTTATATATGACCCAGCTTTAAAACTTCTTATAACACCATCCACGGCTATTTCAAATGTTCTAATAAATTGACGTTTATAATCGTGAATATCTTTTAATGTATATTCTTTATTTTTCAGGCATGCTTTATTGGCCACGAATTGCGAACACATTACCGCTAAAATTGATTCAAAATTATTTGTTGACAGTTCATTAGCCATGATTTCTTTTGATAAAGCTAGGTAATGCTTAATTTGTATATCATTTAATAATAAATTTTTCTTATCCATTCTTAACCTCCTTTTGTTGGAAATTCACATTTATATTTATCTTGTTCGTTTTTACCAATGATTTCAAAAACGCGTACCAGGCTTTTAAAAAGGTTTGCTGCAACGAGCTTTCTATCTTCTTCATCTGAGATATGAGATAAGTAGGTCATAACAAGGCTGCCAATCAAGTTATTGCAAATTATACAATCCTTACCCTGCATCATTTTTAGCATATCAGGTAGCAATTTATCTATTGCCGCAGATATTTCTTCTTTTTTGTCATAATCCATTAATTTTCTCCCTTATTCCAATTTTCTGCATCCGTAAAGGCTCTTGATATGCTTTTTTTAAAAATATCCGTTAATTCATTTCTTTTCTCAAACGACAATCTACTGTCATCTTTTACGCCTAATAAATAAAAATAAACCATCCTACTTAAAGTAATTTGAACGACCATAGTAGGTTGACCATGAAAAATTTTAGAAATTATATTTATATATTCGTCAATTTTATTAGCTAGTTCTTGTTCTCTTTTTGTAGGTTTCCTCATTAACCCTCTCCACTATCCCTATACAAATCCAACAGCCTATCCAATTTGGCCCTATTGGCACCGAGGTACGATTTTATAAACAAAGTTAATACAGGTGCCATACCTTCGCCGCGCAAGGCTGTAACGGCTTTAAATTCATCCTTCAGTTTAGGAGGAACATCAAGCGGTATTCTAACTCTGGTTCTAGGATAATAGCTCATAGCGTACTAATGTACGCCGAGTGCTTCTTTCTGTCAAGATGTTATCGATTATTTTTTAATAATTATGTTTCCCTCCATTAAGCTTAGTCACAGCCCATGGTTATTGCGTCGCAATTTTGTAAGATATTGTCCATTAGTTATGTGAGCAATTAATGTTTGTTTTCTTTCCCATTTGAAGTTATAATATGGACACAATCTCTGTAATTGCCCAAGGTTATCCATATTCCTTGGGCTTTTTTTCGAGCAAACATTATGGATGATGAACCAAAACGAACCCACTATCTGAAAATAGATGTCCAAGTCGGCAGCATTTGGCTTATCAAAATAATTATCGTTGTTATTCTATGCTGTCTCGCTTCTCGTATTTCTAACTAAGTCTTTCCATTCTTGAGGTCTATTTTGGGACTTAGGTATTAATTTATCTGCTTCCATCCGTTTGGTTGTCTCTTCGACGGTATTGTATGGCATGCAATAGGCCACAGAGGGCCCTTTTTTTGTTGGTAGGGCGATCATACGCTTCAAGACGCCTCGTATATAGGCTGGAAGATTTCCCGGCCTCTCCGGCTTCTCAGTTGAGATTTTAATAGCCTCCCGACATTTGTCTGAACCATATTGTTCAAATAAGGCCCTGGCATCTTGACGATTGAATCCTTTTTTCATTAAAAAATCAAATTCAACAACAACCTTATCATCCCTTTCCATCTCGATATCTCCTGTTGTTTGTTTTTTAAGATCTGTTTTATTTGTATTGTTATTATTTTTGTTATTTCTATATGGTCGCATAATGCGACTGTCGCAAAATGCGACTGTCGCTTTTTGTAACTTTCGGGAATCAATGTTATCCACACATACTTTGACTGCAAAATTTTTATGAATTGAAAATTTTAATCTTGAGCCATAAAGAGATCCCCCTCTCAAAAGTTCCATATATCCTTCTTTTCTCAATTCACCACAGACTTTGTCCCATTTACGCTTACCCCACCCGAAGTGTTCTTTTATTTGAGAAGGTCTTGGAGTCCAATTTGGCGGTAAACTATGTAAATAACCACCTAATGCACGAGATGAATCAGAAAGATTTTTATCTTGAAAAAATTTGACTGGAAAAGTTTTATATAATTCTGGTGAGTTATCTAATTCAATTATTGAGTTTAAATCCTGAGCCATAAACTTATTCCTTTGTTGCCAAATAAATATTGACAAACAACAGGAACCTTCATAAAATGCTCGGGTCTGTGGAGCATTGACAGAATTTTTGAAGGTTCCTGTCATTCGAAATGAAAAAAAGCCCCGATCTAATAAGTCGGGGCTTTTGTTTTATAGCCTAAAAATTAAAGCGTGTATAGTCCCAAATTTCATTGACATACCTTTTTGTATTCGTTATGGTGATTTTGCTTATTGAAAAGCATAATCGCCCCAGAGAGAGATTTTTGGGGTTTTTTTAATGTTATGTAATAAAATATGCTAATCAAATATTAGAGAAGCCCTAGAATTTATTCACGAGATAGTTCTAGGGTTTTTTTATACTATATTTTTGAGTAAATGTTTAAGCCTTTCTTCAGTTCCCTCTGATTTTTCTATAACGAAATGTTCTACAACTGCCCAAATTAATTTCTTTAGATTATTTATATCTGTTGTATTAGGATAATGAGTCCTAATTTTACCAGGTCTTTCATATGGTTTTAAATTATATGCCCAGTTTTCTAGTTCGCTTGCTAAATATTGCGGCTTTCCTTTAAGTGTACCGGGTTTTCGTTTTGGGAAGCCAGGCAATTTTACTAATTTATACCATTCTGTAATACCAACTCCCACAAACTTTTGTGCTTCTGTTACAGTTAACATTAATGTTTCCATAATTTCTCCTCTTTAAAAAATTTGGTTCCCCAAGCCGGATTCGAACCGACACTCACAGCAGAATTATTAGTTCCATGCTCTGGCCATTTGAGCTATTGAGGAATATGGCTCCCCAAGACGGGCTCGAACCGCCGACCTAGTGATTAACAGTCACTTGCTCTACCGGCTGAGCTATTGGGGAATTATCTAGTTTCCTGGATATTGTAATATATTAAACTCTCCAAACTCATTCATATCAACATATTTCGGAAAACAACGATAACATCCGAAATAATATTGCTTTTGTAGATATTTAGCTTTCACATATGCATCATATTTTTTTGGTCCAATCCACATATCCTGCTGACAATACTCACAGGGAAGTTTTATAGCTAAAGATAAGTCTGGAACGCCATCAGGAAAATCTTTTACAGGAATGCAAGGCAATGCTAGAAACTGTTTCTGTTCTTTCTTAGCCATTTAACCTCCTGTTAATAAATTCGTTCTTATAATTTTACATAAAAAGTGCATTACAAATAGCATTACATCACTTCCCCAAGAGACCGCATGAGATGTGACTTGTCGACCTTTAAGCCGTGCTTAATTAAAGCCTTAATTACATGAGTATTTGTCATAACTTTTTGGCTATAATTGTTCATCTCTTTTCGTATCTTATTTAAATTGCTTTTATCGATTGGCCCTAATCGGAATGAACACATGAACCATTCCTTTTTAGGTTCTTTGAGGTTCAGTTTCTCTACTCTAGGCTTAACACTAAACTCCTTAAGTTGTTTCTTTTTTGCCATTTATCTTCTCCAATATTTCCGATGTTAGTTGATTGAAATCTTTTATAGCTGGACTATCCGCATCGAAAGTGTAAATACTTTCTTCATTTATTTGGGCTTTGTTAATCGCCTCAACTTTCTTGATAATGGTTTTTAATACCATATTTCTATAAGTTGAATGTTCTAATGCATGCTCAATACTATTGTTAGTTATGGAGGTTCTCACATCAAAACAATTACGAAGAATATGATATTTCATTATGGGAGAATCCAGGAAATCATCGTCTTTAATTTCTTTTATCAAATTAACTAAATCTCTAATTCCTTCCAAAGCAAATCGGCCATAAGTTATGGGTATTATGATATGGGTTGCCGCATAAATAGCATTTGAAAGCAAAACGCCGAAGGTAGGAGGGCAGTCTATTATTACGAAATCAAATAGGTTTCTAACTTTTTTTAGGCAGTTAAATAATATTTTCTCTCGATGAAATCTAGTTATTGCATGCTCAGCAGCTATAGCCAATCCTATATTGGAACTGATAATTGAAAGATTTTTAATAGGTACCTTAAATGGGTCAGTAGCCGGGTGAATTATATCCATTATGTTAGCATTTTTAAAGTTAAAAATCTGTTCAATTCCAAGACAAGAAGCTGGGCTTTTATTATAAATAAGTGAAGAATTTCCTTGCGGATCTAAATCTATTAAAAGAACATTATTGTTCTCTAAAGCCAATGAATACGCCAGGTTTGTGGAGGTAGTTGTTTTACCAACTCCGCCTTTTTGTGATGCGAAAGATAATATTTCCATAAACTCCTTTTTAATAAAATCGTACTTAAAAAATGCATTACAATTTTAATGCGCTAGATTAGTTGCAGATAGGGTTATGTGTCAAGTATAATTCTGGCGAAGGAGAAGATTAATATGAGTTACAAAGATAGTTTGACAATATATGAAGAGCTTTTGGAAGGTGGATGTACCGAAGCACAAGCAAAGATACAGGCGCATCAATTAGGTGCAGTTACAGATATCATGGGAAAGATTGAAAAAGATTTAATATGGATGAGAGTAATAGGAGCTGGCATGATTGCAGCTTGCTTTGCGACTTTATGGAGGGGATAAAGGATGAAGCGTTTAGATACATTGAAAATATATGATAACTTTATTCTGGCCGGATTTACTAAAGAACAATCAAGTGCTTTAGCTCGTGCTTTAAATAACCTTTTTATAGACATAATTAATGAAAAAGGTTTAGAAGTATCTTCATTGCATGAAAAATATATTAATGACCTTGAAAGAGTTTTAGAAAATATTGGTGATTAAAAAGGACCAAGATGCCATTCCTGATTAATTTCTTTAAAGATTGCGATAGGGAGAATAGTATGAACGATTATATAGATAGGTTTTCAGTTGGACCACCAGGATTTCAAAGTTTAACTGTCAAAATCAATAATGAAAATATAGGTCTTAATATGCTATTATGCGTTACTTTTAGTAGTATATTTGCTATTAGTGTACATTATGCATTTTGTGGAAATGCTAATTTAAGAATGTATGCTGGAATAATAGCAGGATCTTGCATTGGGAATATTTTAGCTGAAATATATAAAGCGTTGAAAAAATGAAATTCTTAAAATTTATAGTTGAAAAAATGAAATTCTTAAAATTTATAATTGAAAGTGGAATAACTTCTTTATTTTGTTGTCTATGTGGTATCTATTCGGCTATTTATGCATTTAATGATCATAGTTATTGGTGTCTTCTCCATGCTTTCTGCGGTGGTGCTTGTCTGATTATTGCGATTTATTTCTTTAGTCGTTACAGAAGCAATAGGGAATTTGATCGTATATGTGAAGAATTGGATAGGAAGCATAATGAGACATCCTGATTACTTAAATATATTCTTTGGCGGATTGATTTATAGTATTATTCCATGCTCAGCTAGATATGCTATATCTGGCGTTCATGATTTTAGAAGCTATGCGCTCTTAATATGTTCAGGTTTTATTATAAGTAATGGTTTACTAGTATTCTTTAATTGGATCGATAGAAGATACTAATCATTCTTAGAATCACATCCTTTGCAAACTAACTTAGTTTTAGAGTCACTATAATCTTTAGCATTGAAGAATTGATTGGCTTTATATTGTTTACATTCATGGCATCTCATAACGACAAAATCATAAGGTGTTTTTAGTTCACCGACTTTTTTTGGTTTCTTATATGAAATTTTCTCATCTGTATCATTCATTTGTTACGCCTTCTATTTTCTTCAAAAGATTAATGGGAACATTACTATGTCCAGAGATAAATTCATTAGCACCTTCTTCAATTGGACCGTTTTTATCTATCAAACCGAAAGCTCCAAATACAATAATTGATATAGCCAAAAGATAGCTGAAGCCTACCACAATTATGGTAAATCTTTTACTAATAAACGCTAAGAGAAATGTCAATATCAGGATACATTGAGTCATATAACTGTTCCTTGTCGAAATCAGTTTCGTTATCACAAGCATAGGTTATAGGTGTTCTATATTCTGTAAAATATAAAGAGAAGGTCAATAACATAAACGCGAGAAAGCATATCATTACAAGCGCCAGAATGTCCGATAGTACTCTAAGGTTATAATTATATTTGCCCATGGTTAATTCCTAATACTATCGGACATCTAGTTTAGTAACAATCTTTCCCTTTTTCTTTCTTTGGTTTTTTACTAAAAGGTGTTTTAGAACCTTTGCTATCTTTTTTCATTCCTTTACCCATTGCCATGATAAACTCCTTAATATTGGTTAATAACTATCGTCTTTGCTATTGCTATCTTTCTTTACAGATTTCTTAGCATCCTTTGCGTCAATTTTCTTTGTATCTTTATTGTATCCTTCGACTTTTCCTTTAACGGAAAACTTCTTAGGTAGTTTCTTTGTTTTAGCTGTTTCTAATTTGCTTGCCTTTTTCATTAATTGCTCCTTTAACAAATTTCCTTTAATGTAACCCATATTTCACCTGGCCCTAAAGTACGTGGTTGTCGTTCAACATGGATAATATCTATCTGAGAATCATTTAGAAAATATCCTGCAAACTCCATGGCATCGAAAGTTACTTTGAGGATGTTATCCAAATCGCGCTTTCGTCTGTCTGGTGGATGCGCCATTATTGAAACTGACAATCTACCTTTAAGGGGAATTCGACCACCCAAATTCTCTATATAAGATAATTGTCTAACAGTTCTCTTATATAAATGGGCTTCTTTTGAAACTATAGTGCGGCCCCTCACATTCCGCCAATAACGATTGGCGGAAGGAGGCCAAGGCAATTCAACATCAATCATTTGAGCTCTTTTTTAAATCATCGGCAATTTGCTTGTCCATTACTTCAAGCATATATTTACATTCAGCTAAACGTCCACAACGTGCATTATGTTCCGCTAATGATTGACTGATTGCTTCTTCCACCATTTTGATTCTTGCTACTAAATCATCTCTATTCATAAAAACTCCTATTAAGTGATAGATGTACTTGCCACTATATAATATGTGGTTCCATCTATTGAAATAGCAAGTTTTTTGATTACTCCACCAGGAGTTCCAGATGCACCAGAAGTGACATAAGTAGGCCCGACAAGGCCGGCATTGGTATTTAATAAAAGAAGATTTGTAGCTCCACCTACTAAATATATTTGACCACCAAGAATAGCGGCCGTGGTATTTGTCATAGCTATACCATACATTCCAGTAGTATTTGTAAGAGTACCTGAGGTAGCACCGTAATCTCCCCAGAGAGGAGCCGTCTGTCCGGCATTAATGGTAGCGGCTGAAATATCTAATTGACCAAACACCCCAGCATTCCAAGAAGAGCCAGACAATGTGCCTGTTGGAATTAATTTACCTTCAACACCGTATAAGAACCCACCACTAGCTCCAACATAATTTACTACACCTCGTACGCCAACCAAATTGCCTGATGTCATCGTAGTAGCTAACTCTGAAACCTGACCAGTTATAGAGCGAATCGTACCAGGGGTTGCCGATGTGGTTGACGCAGTATTTAATGATGGTAAATTTTGTGATAGTGCACCTGAACCTCCGAAAACACCTATATTTCCAGGAGTACCACTTCCACCGCCGCCACCTGCTGATGCTGTTGCAATGTACCCAATAACAGAAACGCCGGGGTCAGCCGATGCCAAAATAGTTAAAGTTCCGGCAGATGGAGTAACTTTTTGTATAAGATGCGCGCCTGCTTGAGACTTAAAATCTGCAGTCACAATACTTGATGCTGTAATGCTCGCATCTGAAATTACAATAGAGGCGAAACCACCTGCATAACTATAATTTGCAGCGTGAAGACCCAAAGCACTTATGTTACCTGGCAACATTGCTGCATATTGCATAACGGCTACACCAGGGCCAGAAGTTACGACAAATGTTATTGTCCCAGCTCCAGCCGTTGCAGTATAGATTTCTGATGGAGTTCCTTGACTTGCGAAATTGGCAGTTACCACCATGCCTGCGGTAATATTTGGATCAGCTATTACGAATGTTGCAGGGCCACTACTGAATGAAACTTTACCAACAACTACACCTGCGGTTAATAAAGCTGCCGATGGCGTGAAGGAAATATATTCAAGAACCCCAGTTGAAGGTGCTGTATCTGTTGTAACGGTAAATGAACCTGCGGCTGGTAATACTGTTTGGATAGTTACAACGTTTGCACTACTGACAAAACGTGCAATCACTACAGAGCTTGTAGTAATAGCGGAGTCAGTTATAACAGTCGAAGCAGTTGGAAAAGAACCAGCGATAGTTGCAGAATGCACGCTTGAACCACCACCACCACCTGCTATAAGGGCAGCTACACTGGCTGCGGTTATACCAGAATCAATCATTACACCCTGGGTTCCACTGGCAACTGGAAAGTCTCCAGAAACAAATGGATGAGTACCTGGAGCAATTAGCAATTGAGCATTAGCATTGCCTGGGTCTGGAATAACAATAGTAGTATCTTGCCCCATATTGGCATTAGCTAATAAAGTATCAAAACCGCCTGTGCTTGGAATAGCTTGGATGGTTAAAGATCCATCAGCTGGGTTTGCCGTAGCATCAATAGTAATGTGACCTATAAAAATTGAATTTTCTTCGGTTGGGGTAATTAAACTATAAGCTAAATCGCCAGGAAGTCCCGTAACAGCGACTTGATACCAGGCAGTTGCAATAGTGGCATTAGCTGCCATGGAGTTTTGTGTGATTACAGCGACCAAATCGCCATTACTAAGACCTGGCAATAATCCTTCATGAATAGGATTTGTTAAATAGCCGGTTGTGGTAACGGTGGCTATGGTATCGTTTGTTTTAAGAAAAGCTAAATTAGGTCTAATCCCGGCTAATCCTGGGAAACTTACTTGTGATGATAAAATAGGCATGGAAAGCGCTCCTTGATAAATGTATAATTGCGAAGCAAAATCCAGCTTTTGGACTTTGCAGTAAATCCTATTTAAAGTGTAGTAAAGGTATTGAGAAATGCTATTTAGTTGTGAAACTTATGAGTGAACCCAAAACCAAGCTCAAACCATTAGATTTAACTTTCAAAGATAAGGATGCGTCCCAATCTAAAGCTGAAAAGAGATTAAACGAGAAACAATTAAGAATTATGGAAACCAGAATGAAAAAACAAATGGAAGCACTTTATGATAGCGAATCTAGTGATGACGATGCAGACAAAGAAGTGCAGAGCATATTGAAGGTAAAGTTATGACAATTACAAACCCAATGACATCTATCGCAACTGAAGAAGCTTTATTGGATATTGTTAAAAGCATGCAACGAAGGATAGGCGAATTGGAGCTGAGAATAGAAGTTTTAGAACAAGCTTCCTTCAAACATGAAATGACATTAATTCAGCATAAGAAAGCAGCCGAGAATTTTATAGAGCGATATAATATAGTCGATAAATAAGTTCGCATAATGTATGTTATGTTAAATTGTATGGAGAAATAGAAAATGTTTGAAATATTATTTGATATCTATAAAGTAGTATGTTTCACGTGCTTAACTTTGGTATTAGTTAGTTCAACTATAGCTTTCATGCATTATCTTTTGAAGGATTTATTTAGAAAGCAACCCTTGAAAGATATTTACGACTACCGCAAGAAACACTCCACCAATTCCGATTGATAAGTATTTGTAACTTAAATCCATTTTTAAAATTATTTTATCCATTGCATTAGCAAAGTCATTTCTAATGTCTTTAATATCTTGTTTAGTTACTTGAATAGAGTCTGAAATAGCTCTGGCTTGAGCATGCGCTTGTTCTTTTGAAATTCCAGCAGCTAATAAATTATCATATATTTCTAATGCATCTTTATGGCTCATATCTCACCTCTGTAACTAACTTTTATATGGCTATATTATATCATACCGATGCTTTCAGTCCCATATTGTAATAATCTCTAGCTCCGGTTCCATAAGCATCTTTGCGATTTCTGCCAGCTAATAAAGCTTTTACGCCTCCAGGTCCGGCTAAATGAGCGGCTGCTATCATTGCATTAATTTGTTGTTGTGGGGTATCTTTTTTGATTAATCCGAGTTTAGTTAATGTCTTTTTATTGGAATCCATAAATCTTTGCATGGCAGAATCTTGAATGCCTTTATCTCCCAAGAAAGCTTGCTTACCTCCAGGTATTGTCCAGTTTTCTGCATTATTTAAAGCTTTATTTCCAAGCTTTCCAGCACCTGGTTTTAAAAGCCCAACGGTTTCTAATGCAGGCGCACCAAATTGGTAGGCTCCCGTAAAACCTAAATTATTAGTAACACCGTAATTACCGCCAGATTCACGTTTTCTCAATATATCCATCAATGAACCGCCATTAGCTGCGGGCATTTGTTGTTGCCTCATATTACCACTTTGTAATATTTGGCTAAAATCATTGCCTTGAGCAGGATTGAAATTATTTTGCATTTGTTGTTGCTGTTGTTGGTTTTGTTGAATAGGATTCCACAAATTTTGAAAGCGTTGGAAGTAATCTTGAACGGGCCGTTGTTGACGTCCATATCCTTGGTCGTTTCCTATATCAAAGTTGTATGTTTGAATTGGCATTTGAAGTTCCTATTTTTTCTTCTTAGGCTTAATACCTTTCATGCCTTTATGCATATTTTCAAGTTTCTCTATTGCTTTCATTTCAGCTTTTTCATGCTTTAAATTGTTTGATTTAACTTTTTTCATTTCTTTGCTCCTTTTTTGGGTTTAGATTTTCCAGCTTTTGACATTGCAATTGCAATACTTTGTTTCTGAGGCTTTCCCGCATGCATTTCTGTGCGAATATTTTCAGATATAACTTTTTTAGATTTTCCGGATTTAAGTGGCATCGTTGACTCTCCTTAACACCAAATTGATCCTATTATCCCAGTTAAATAATTGACACTATTTACTGATGTCGTTCCATAAAACGTTGTTGATCCTGTTGCTGAGGATATTTCTAACCAAGCTAAATAATTATTACCGATTGGTGGATATCCTTTATAGAAAGAAGAAGCGGCGGTAGCTTGTGTATTACTAGCCATTTGAGTACTTCCTAATAAATTTGTTGTGCTAATAGATGTTGTTGAATTCAGTGCTACCGCAGTTCCTATTGAAGCGGCTGATGAATTACTGGCGGAACCATTTGCAATTCCATTAACAATGCATTCAGAAACTCCTATGAAGAAGTTTAATTGATTTGCTACATTCGCATTAGATTGCCTCCATGTGGCAGTTGTATATGTCCAGGAAGCAGTTGGATCATTTCTTATCATATCTTTTTCTACGCGATTATAATAATTAGATAAAAATCTATTGGCAACGCTATCTTCCGTTTGACCAGATACCCCAGTTGTTTGGAATGAACCCAAATAGCGTTTGCCTAAATCTCCTGATTTGCAGTAGATACCATCTTGGAAAACTATAGCAGTAGCTCTAGTTGTTAAATTTGTCCAAGCAACTAACTGTAATGTTAGTGTGCCTCCTCCGCTATCATAACAAAACACATCATATCCTGTAACAGTTGTAGCAGGAACTGCAATACTAAGCTGAGCATTTTGATAAAGTTGCCATGTTCCTGAAGTAAAAAGGGCAATGTAATTTCCCTTATATGGAACACAATATATGGTGGTTGCAGCTAAAACATCAGCGGTAGTGACGGGAACTGCTGTGGTTAATGATAATCTGAATTGACAAAATGAATTTATTAGTGCACTTATAGTGCCAGTTGTGGTAATTGTTCCACCACCCAAACCTACTCCAGTTGCAACGCTTGTCACTGTTCCGGTTCCAGGGGCAGATGAAGCAATAGTAATGGTCCCTGCACCTGGAGTAATAGTTATGTTAGCGCCAGCCGTTAAAGAGGCTGCCACAGGAGTTTCTCCAGTTGATCCAATAATAATCTGGCCGTTAGTCATAGTGCCACTCATGACTGGAACGCCTGTCGATGTTGTAACTAAAGTTGCGGAATTGGCAGTAGCTAATCCCGCTATCACATTATTCGCAGAGGAATAAAGCAACTGATTAATAGTGGAAGTTGCTGGCCATGTTGTTGTTGACCATAATGGTGCAGAAGATGCGCCTGATTGTATCATCTGATTAGCGGTTGCAGTTCCTGCAAGAATTGCCCCTGCGGTTGCAGTGGAATAGAATATGCCGCCATTAGACGCTGTTAGATTCGCATTGGTACCACCATAAGCTAAAGGAATAACAGAACCGTTCCAAACGCCTGTTGTTATAGTTCCTAATGTTGTTATTGAAGTTTGTCCAACATAAGTTGCAGCTATATCGATAACGGGCGTAGCCCCCCCGGTGGATGTAATTCTATTTACTGTTCCGGAAACAGAAGTTACAGTGCCACTTCCTAATGATACTGATGACCATGTAATACCATCATTGGTTAATTCAGTGAGTCCGGTTGTTGTATTAAATCTTATTGTTCCTGCTCCTCCCGCTTCCTGTAAAGTAGTTCCAGCAGGTAAGGTAACCCCGCCTGTTCCAGGCAATATAGGATTATTAGCAATTGAGATTACAGGTGTAGCACCGCCTGTACTTGCTATTTGATTGGCTGTGCCACTTACGCTAGTCACTGTTCCAACAGTCGTCGATAAAGTTCCGGATGTTGGAAAAATTACAGCAGTATTGCCGACAAGTGTCCCAGTGAATGTATAAGCGCCAGAAAAAGCAACATTGCCGCCAATTGTAATTGTGTTACTACCATTATTGATTCCTGTTCCGCCATAAGTTGGGCCAATTATGCTGCCATTCCATGTTCCAGTTGTGATTGTACCGAGAGTGGTTATGCTCGTTTGACCGATATATCCAGGGTCAATACTAATCGTTGAAACCGTTCCTAAAGTTACTACATCTATTTGGCCGGGAGTTCCAGCGACGGTATAACTTACGCCGGTATTAAATGCCTGAAAAACAATAGGACTTATACCTATTGCCGATACAACTGCAACTTCAATCCATTGAGTATTATCATTTGTAAAGCCATTCAATATGGTAAAAGTGCTTCCTTGATAAACTTGTGCAGGGGTATTGTAATCTACTGAACGGGTTAAGACCCAATTTACGGACGCTGAACCAACTGTAGTTATTGTATATACACCGTTTTGAAGAGCGCTTGCTTGATTCTTGACTAGAACCCTAGAGCCCAATGGAGGATTAATTCCATCAACTAAGAATGCCGCCATTGCGCCAGAATTTGTTAATGTAGCGCCTACACCATTTGTTCCATTATTATAGACAGCAGTTAGATTAACTGTAGTAGCGGCAAAAACAATAGGTTGTAATGTAGAAAATTGAGTGTCTTGGCCATTTCTAAGACCAACTAAAATATCGCCAGCAATAATCTGACCACCGGCATTAAATTGACTGAATTTAGTTGGCATTGCCTACTCCTGAACGGCGTAAAATTGCACTATTACGTTGGGTGTTCCGCCAGAGATAAAGTTTAAAACATCGCCTGATTTAACCAAAAAGCAAAGACCATCTTCTGGTATCAAAACAGACGAAACAGCATTTAAAACTATACCTACCGCAGGCGCAATAGGTTTAACAGCAGCCGTATTTAATGCAACAAAAGTATCGGTTGCAGCGGTTGTTGCAGGAGTACAGTTTATTAATGCATAAAACTTATTAAACTGGGTTGCGGTGGGTGCTCCCATTGCGGCCGTTAATGGAACAGCAATAGTGCTATTTGTATTCGCTGCAAGAAGAGCAGAATAAACCGTATCTGAGAATTGGCGGCTCCAACCGTTGACGCCATTTCTTGTTCTGTCAGCATTATAATTTGTAGTCATGAAAAACTCCTTTTAAACTATTGACCTAATCTTGAATCCGCTGTCCATTGCAACGCATATGCTCCACTTTGATGAGCTCCTGCATCTTGATCAAAACTAACATAATATCCTCGTTGTGTTACATTTTTTGCAAAAATAACACAAGAGGTAGCTGTGCTAACGTCATATATTCCAGATCCCGCGGCCGCTGGATTATATGTAGTAAATGTAGTAGGCACAGTAATCATTTCTGTTTCCCAATCTTCACTTACTGTATTTGTGGTGCTTTGAGCAAAAGATGTTCCACTTATGAAATAACTTTCATTATTTCCTAATCCTAGGCCAGATGCTGGCACTTGACCCGGAGCAAAGGACATTTGATAATAACGTTGACACTGGCTTAAAACTTCATCGAATGTTTTGGCACCAGGCTGAGTTGCTATAAAGCCTTTTTGTAAAGATATGTTTTCTACAGAAAAATTATTACCAGCTGAAATAACACCAGTTCCCACTACTATTGCTAACCATTTAGCATTCGTAATGCCCACATTTCTCCAGCCAGAAAATGAATTAAATTGGAATGTAACATTGCTAACAGGAAAGATTGCTGGTCCTAAATTACTTCTAGGAATTTCAGTCCAATTACCTGTTAATAAGGATGGATGACCATTAGCATCTACAGATGCCACTAATGAAATATTTCCAGCTATTGTACTTGGTAAAACAGCATCAGAAGAAAGCCATAAAGAAATACTTGCATTAAAAGCAGGTCCATTTGTCACACAAGATATAGCAGAGCATAAATCGAAGTATTGCAGGGTTGTGACATCAGGCAAAGGTATATATTGAATAATGGCTAATTGTGTATTCGCAGTTGCTGATAATCTCAATGCACCACTTTGTCCTCTACTAGTTGTAAAACTATTTGTAACACTTTGAAATACAATTGTTTGATCCCATACATAATTCGAAGTATTAACCCCGGTATTGAAAGCTCCAATAGTAGTTCCTAAGAACTGCGCAGGATTTAATGGAAAGTCCCATCCTACTAGATAACTTGGTATGGGTTTATATTGTAGTTGGGAAAAAAAGTAATCAAACATATTAGCTATTTGACGATTTACAGGCGTTTCGTCATAAACAACTGGCACATTGCGTTGAATGCCTAATACCTGGACATTACTGAATTGAGTAGGATTAGTTGTCGATAAAACCAAATTAATATTGACAAATCCCACATCTGAAAAGTCGGTGTTCGTTGCCGGCGCTAATTGGACGGTATTATTGAATTGTGTAAATACACCTGTTGTATTATTTGCCGTTAATACGGTTTGTGCTGGGCCTTGGCTTGGTGCGTATTGCATTGTGACAGCGCTGCCTGGAGCCAAAAGAATGCTTGAGGCTAGCCAACCGTTAAGACCGCCGGGTTGTGGTGACCAAATATCAGGATTATGGAATAGTTCTTGGGTCAAACTAAGTGCGCTTACATTAGCGCCGGGCGTTACGGTCAGGGTATAGGGAGGATTAAATGGATATGCAGCACTTCCTCTAATTGTATTTCTGGTTACCGTGACAGAACCTGCGCCGGTTGATGTTATATTTAGAATCCAATCTGGGGCTATTGGAACATTGATAGTACCTGCGCCCGCAAATGTAATGACATCGGGAGCAGTTGGAACAAAGTTCACCAAAGCGAACTGAGGATTGCTCAGTTTATTGCCGGTATTGCCTAAGGTGCCTATCGCAACATCGCCGCCGTTAGTGATGGCTTCATTTGGCCATGCTTCACGTGTGAATTGAGGCACTAACATAGAATTGGTAACAGTCACATAATATAGTTGTAGATTCCCGGCGGCATCATATGGGTTTGCATAGAGGGCGATATTGTTGCCAGCCATATCTTGAATAGTGCCTACTGAGCTTAGAATGACTGGATTTGGCAGTGGCTCATAGGTATAATTTGGCGGAGCTCCTGCAAGCTCATAGACGAGTTTCGGTGTTGTTCTTGCGTTATCCTGGTAGAAGGTTACAATGCCGCCAGATAAAGGAAGACCCGTGTCTTTATCGACAAAGTACATTTCGAGTTCGAAGCCGGTAATGAAGTGCGGATCAAGTGCCATGAGTCAGTCCTTTAAAGGGTTGCATTCCTATATTTAGTGTAGTAGAATTTAGGAATAACAAGATTAAGTTATTAAGAAAACTATGAGGAGATACACGTATGGCATTAGAGATTGGTGAAGCAGTAGAAACAAGCAACATTCCTACAACTCCAGTAAGAGATGTCGCTAATTTAGTTACCGATAAAGATTTAAAGATAGCTTTCTTTGAATTTAGAAGAGATTTGGATGAAATATTCCATAAAATAGATTTAAGATTTAATACAATAGAAGCTAAATTGAGTTTAGCTATGTGGTTCATGGGTATTACAGTAAGTTGTGTAATAGCCATTACAATTAAATTATTCTTATAAAATAGAGGAGATAGAATATGTTTATGTGTATTTTTTGTTTTTTGCTTGTAGGACTGCTGCTCGGTTGGTATAAATAGCATTATCTGCGTTCCTCTTTTTTGTGGGAAACAGCTTCAGACCTAAAAGCAGCTTTGCCGAATTCTTTGGTTCCTTTTTTAGCGGCTTGGGCTTCTCTTGAATTATTGATACGTTCAAGTAATTTAAGAGTTTTAGCCATTCTAGTTTTAGGTGCTTCTTTTAATGTTGGTAAGAAATATTGATCCCATTTCCCTGAAGTAATTAATTCTACTGCTGCCTTATCATATTTACCTTTAGTTACTTTCGTATATATTTCTTTTATAGCTTCAGGAACACTTGTAGGAATTTTGGGTGCGCCATGAGCTGCATTAACAGAAGGTTCATTTATAAGATCTCTAAATACATCTCTCATCATTGTTAATTTTTCTTGGGCTACAGGATTTCCTTTCAATGCTTCTTTAAATTGTTTGAATGATTGTTCATTAGCCAAAATATTTTTATGGAAATTAGAACCCGGATTTCTGGAGGTCCCAGCTTGACCACTAGTTATCCTTCTTTCCATTTCATTGTGTATTATTCTATCCCAGGCTTGGGGATTCTCCTGTTTAAAAGCATCCCTTAATTTGGCTAAGACTCTGGGATCGGTTTGATTTGCATCGAATATAGTTTTAGAAATATTTTTAACATTCACATCATTTGTATTTGCAATTTTACCTAATTCACTATTTTTTAATTCTTCTAAAGGTTTGGCACCTTCTGAATAGACATTTCTTGCTTCACTGTATGCAGGACTAACCTTATCTAATCCCTCAACAAGTTTTTTTCTTGCTATACCAATTATTCTGGCATCATTATTTTTTCCAGCTTTTAAAGCTACTTTAATGTCATCATCCATAACTCGTTTAACCTGATCTAATACTTTTAAACTTGTTGGATGATGACCATGAATTTCTGATTCATATAATTTACTTTTCATAACTCTTTCATATGCATTATGAATGTTACTATCTTTCAAAAATGCATTTAATTGATTATTAGAAACATTTTCTTTATAGGCTTCCTCATAGATAGGTTTAGCTTTTTCTTGTAAAGCTTTAGATTGTTTCTCAATAATAGTTTCAGCAGTATTTTTAATCGCCCCCCCAGCTACCTCAGGTTTATTGGTGACATCATTCATTAATTTATCAATTGATTCTTGTTGGGCAACTTTCTGTTCTTTCTTGAATCTATGATAGTTTTGCTCACCTTCAGGAGATGTCCCTAATTTACCTTCTTTAGCAGCTAATATTTTACTTCCTGATGCCTCAGCTGGAGTGAGATTGACACCCATTTTCTTGGCTTCTGAAGCCCTTTGTAAGGCTGGTGCGACTTCTTCTGGTAATAATCCTCCCATTACATCCTTTGCAACAGCAGCTTTATTTCCAAAGATCTTTTTGCCTTCATTAATGAGAGGCGGGACGGTATGCTTATAAGTTGTTCCAACGGTTTTAGCTATTACTTTTCCACCTAGTTCTGGCACGGCTGTCATTAACGCAGCCTTTACGGGGTTTTCATTTTGTATCGCAGCGTTGCCGCCCATGGAAAGCGCACGTTGACCTGTTCTTAGTAATCCACCAGCAGCACCAAGTTCGCCCATAAATAAAGCAGGCATATTTCTAGCTAATCCTCGCATAATCCTATCGCCAGGTTTTTCGCCTTCGACTCCTAACATTTCATGATATTTATAATCAGGTAGTCTTTCTTTAATGCCCTGTTCCTTAGGAATAAATCCTTTTTTAATTAAATAATTAGAAAAAGTATTAGGCGCATTCAATACATCTCGGCCAAATTCAGCTGTTCCAGCCAAATAATTTTTAGCTATTCTACTTGGTTCCCATAAAGCTTGTCCGGTGGCACCATGCAATTCACTATGAGCTTCACCTGGTAAAGTCTTAGCTAAATGTGCAATATCTTCGGGCAGTTCTTCAACGCTTTGTGTAACATCTCGCCCAACGCCGCTCCAGCCATGTGCTGGATTTTGAGGAATAGGCATTCCTCTTTTTTGAAATTCAGCTTCTAGTTCTTTTTTTCTGGCATCCTTATTATTTCCGCCACCACCAGCAGGAGCTTGAGGAATAGGAATACCACGTTTTTGAAATTCAGCTTCTAGTTCAGCTTTTCTTGAACTCATTGAATCATCCTCAAATATTCTTCTTGCATTTCTTCTGGGGTCAATTGTCCGGTAGGTTTAACTGGAGCTGTCTCTTGGAGTTTTCCTGCGAATTCTTCACCTTTCTGCCCTTCGGATTTTTTTGGTCTATATTTTTCATAATTAGGTGAAACTGGGTAATATTCATTTAATCCTTTTGTTAATGCTTCTGTATAATTATCAACATAGTCGTAATGATGTTCAATATCATTTGCAATACTATCGTTAACTTTCCAAGGGAATTTTGAATTCATTTTTGTTTTTTGAATTGATTTAAATTTTGTATCGGTAAAATTTTTACCGAATTCAGTACCGCTTCGTAAAGCAATCTGATTCGCATATTTTGAAGCTAGAATAATTGCAGAGACTTTATCTTCATTTCCAGCATATTTTTTTAATAAGAGATCTTTAACTTTTAAAACCTCATCCGGATCATCTATTGCAATTAATTGATTAAAGTCTTTCCATAAATCAGGATATTTATTATTAATCTCTCTAAATTTTTTCACATTGTAAAGGACTTCTTTAGCATCATTCATTTTAGCCATTTCATTGTTCATTCTTTCGATTGTTTTACCTTGTTGATTAACACCCGCTAAAGCTAATGAACCTGGGACTCCTTCTTTGGCATGATTGGTTGTACTCAAATCATATTGTCTTTTCATAGCTTCTTGGAACTCAGGCGATCCCGGTTCAAATCCCGCATTCTCTAAATCTTTATAGGTTGGCGTTTTGCCAGCATGTAATGCCTCTTGATTGGTTTTAAATGCTTGCGCTTTTTTATGTTCAAGGTCAGCTTTTTCAGCATCCATAGCATATTTTGCTTGTGCTTCTTTTATTTTGGATTCGTGACCCGCTTTGCTAGCTTCGTTTTTATAAAGTTCAGGGGCATGTAATGCTTTAGCTCCTGCTGTAGTAGTTTCATGCCCGGCCAATAAAGCCTTCTGTCTATTGAGTTCAGGAGCATATTCTGCCTCAGCTCCGGCTTTTTTGTTCTCATGATAAGCTTTGGAAGTTGCAAGCATCTTGCCAAATACATCACCAACTTTAACACCTGGAAGTGGTTCAGCATTTCCCAAACCAAAAGTTTGAATAGGCATTACCAACCTCCTCCATTGGGATTATATCTAGGTCTAGCTTGGAATGGATTGCCACCTCCTCCCATGCCGCCGCCGCCGCCAGCACCCATAAATCCACCACCTAAGCTCATTAACATATCGCCAATGTTTTGGCGTCTATTATCACGATTCTGCATTTGTTGACGTTGGCCGTTATATGCATAATTTCCTTGTTGTCCCATATTAGAACCAAGAATATTTGCGATATCTCCGGCCGCGGCATACCCATTTTGATATATATCTTTGCCTAACCCTCCTGAATTCTGTAATGCTGTTCCCTGTCCAGCGGCTCTGAATTGTTGTGCTTGTTGTTTGCCTTGTAATTGACGTTCAAGACCCTCCAAACCTGTACCTTGAATACCCAAAACATTATTTAAATATTCCTGCATATCCTGGCCGAGCATACCTTGAATCATGCCTGCTTGGTTTTCTTGGTCAGCTTGAGTCCCTGAAAATCCGCCTTGCGCGGCAGAATTTCTAGCGCCTTGAAGCATACGTTTTTCTTTATAATTATAGCCTTCTGAGGGTCTATAGGATTGTTGTATTCTATTCAAGAAATCGACTGGACTTCGACCCATCTGACCGAATTCTTGGGGGAATTCTTGACCATAGATATCTGGCAAATCTCTAAATAAATTATGCTGTTGATTATAGGCACCGCGTGCTTCATTCAAACCACCTTGTCCCGCATTTGCATAGGGCTCCAAATATTGACGGGCCATCCCTGGTATTTGATTGAAATGTCCCTGTGCCGCATCAGCAGGGTTTCCACCATTACCTCCGCGCATACCTTGAAGAGCACCTAATCCGCCTAAAGCTAATCCTGCTATATTTCCTATTCCAAATGGCATATCCTTTGCTCCTATACACTTGTAACTGTTTCGACTGTGCCAACAGCTACTAAAACTTGTAATTTGCCTAAAGTTGAGTTGAACCATGTCTTAGGCGGCTGTACTGCCGGGGTCAATGCTAATAAAAGCGCAACTTCTGCGGCTGTTAATGATGGCTGCACGAATCCGTCACTGTTAAACCATTCACGTAATGTTTGATTTAACTCTTGATTATAATCGTCTTGTTTATCGCCTGAAAAATAAGACGGTAAATTGATTGGATAAGTTGACATAAATGAATTTCCTAATACACTTCTACCCAGCCATTGTTACAAACAAATCGGCTTAAGCCCCAGAATCTAAGCTTGATGGTGAGACTATTAGCAGAGCCTAGATTTTCCCAATTGATAATGTTTTGACGAATGGCTACGGGATTTAAGTTACGAGCAACTGTATTGCTCCAGGTTATGCCACCATCTCGAGATATACTCATATCGACTCGAGGTTGGTATGGTGGAGGTAAATCACCTGCACCCACACCGGCACCTGAATCTTCATCAGCCATTGGAACCCCAAATTCAGTATAGATAACATCATCTGGTGGCGCGAATGCGTCCTCGGTAATTAGTAAATCTTCATTATTTAAGAGGGAAACACCGCTAATCAACGTATCTTGACCTTGTTCTATGATGAACACGAAAGTATTAGCTCGGAATTGGCTACTATCAGCAGTCATGACGGTATCACATACTCTTATTCTCTGAATCTCAAGATTCATGGTTGGATCTTGTGCTACAGTTGGTAAATTTTCGTTATAAGTAGTGTAATTACTGGAACTTTGGTAAATTGAGCCATTATTCAGACTGATAAAGTAAGTTTTACCGTTAAAGTAAACATATTCACGTGCGGGATGATAGTTTAAAGCCGCATCACTTAGATTAAAGAATGTTTGGGATGTAAAATCATATAAATAGGTGACATTATCAACTGGGTTGTAGAATGTTAACTGATAAAATAAATGACCATCTTGTCTAAATAGTGTCGCTGTAGATTGGTCTGGGAATTGAATTTGAGATAACTCGTAATCTATGCCATCGCTTGAAATTGGTGTAATACTTTCTCCAGCAAAAACCATAATCACGGGCGCATTACTTTCGTTTATACCAAGCCAGACCACATATTGGTCAGACTTTGCAATAGTTGAAATGGATGCGACGCCATAATCGATATTGATATTGCTATTGCGTCTATAATTTTGAAGACCGCCTACTTGAAGCCAGATTTCGCAAACTGAAGAGCCAAGCACAAGAACATTATTACCGCGCCCTGGTAACCGTACAACAGCTAAGGCAAAGTCTGGCTTTGTTTGTAATGCAAATTGTCCGCCTGGGGCCGTGACCTGTACAATTGTGGTAGGAGTATCAAACTGATAGACATACCATGCCGCGCCATTCGAGGTCATATTAGCATTGCCGAATAAGAAAAAAGTATTATGATATTCGACATAATTCGGAATTAAACTGCCCGTTATAGCTTGAATTGTAATGACTGGGCCAACTTGATAGTTATAAATATATGCATTAACGCCGTCTACAATACAAATCTGAGCATTTAGATTTTCATCTATAAATACTTCACCGGTCTCTGTTGCAAGGTTTCCAACAGTAGTAATAACTAAACTTGGAGAGATAGAAAATACAGTACTACCTACAATTGCAATCATTATATTGCCGCGAATACTGACAAATAGGCCGCGACCTGTCGCGCCAGGTCCTGTTCCACCACTTGCAAATAATTGTAATACTCGTTGATATCCAGCAGTATTGATTAACCATTTATCGGAGACAAACATATTAATTGTGCGCGCAGATGATATCTTTTGATAGCGCCCGAAGGTACTGCCACCTACTATGTTAACTGGTTCTCGTCGGTCGCTCCGCGTTTTACGCATACGATTTACATCCTATTACCAAGGGGTGGTCCAACCACGGCCCCAGTTGACCTGTCCGTAATTTATTGCATAA